TTGAACCACAGTTCGCTGATGCGCTGCTGCAATGGTGGGAAGGTAAGCCGGTACTCGATAGAGCAATGCTAGCTTCTATAGAAGACCTAGATAAGACATACAACCTACGTAAAGATAAGAAGCTTAAGATAGATGTTGTAGGTGGAGAGAATACGAGAAGGCCATTAGTATTTACTCCGGATATTATGCTTACTAATCCAAAAGGTACAGGTAACAACGTTGGCCCATCTGTTACTGATATTACTCTCACTACCGATACTCAAAAAATCTATTTGAGCCTTAAATTAGGACCTACAGTAACATTCTTTAATGTTGGTATACGCACTGCACTTACACCACAAGAGATTAAGAATAACAACATTAAAAACGCTAACGGTAAGAAGCTTCTTAAGCTCTTTGGTATTGATGAAACGCTCTTCTGCGATGTTTTTAACGGTCGTCTCGAAAGAGGAGAAGCTGTTAAAACAAAGGTAGATCGTTCTAAGATGCAAAAACTTTTAAAGTCAGGTATAGGTGAAGGGTACCATATTATTCATAAGATGTCTGGTAAAATTCTTTCTAAGAAGATGGATGCAGCAGCACTAGAAAAGGCTGCTCGAGTTACTGACGCTACAGTATATTATGGNGGCAANGGCGGTAAGGGTAAGCGAGTAGATATCGAAATGGAATCCGATACTTATCGTTTCAAATTAAATATGAGAGATACTCAAGGGAAAGATGGGTATCCAACTCGCTTAATGTGTGACTTCTCCTACAAATGAAATTCTCAAGCTTCTTAACAGAACAACAAAATGCTCACATGGAACATCTCGAAGACATGATCTTCAATGATGGTGTCGACGGTGCAAGATTAGCTATAACGTCTCTGCAGTCCTTGCGAGATATGCTTGCAGGTCGAAGTAAGAAAGCAGTAAACGTAACAGTAAAATGGGATGGGGCTCCTGCTATATTTGCAGGCGTCGATCCTTCTGACGGTAAATTCTTTGTTGCTAAGAAAGGTATATTCAATGTCAATCCGCAACTATTTAAAAGTGAAGCTGATATTGTTAAAGAGCTCTCTGGTGATCTTCAAACTAAATTTAAGATTGCTTTGCGTGAATTCTCTAAACTGGGAATCAGGAAAGGAGTGTATCAGGGTGATCTTATGTTCACTAAAGGAGATGTTAAGATTGCCACTATTGATGGTAGCAAATATTATACTTTTCAGCCTAATACTATTATGTATGCCGTTCCAGTTAATAGCGCGCTTGGTAAGTTCATTGCCAAAGCCTCTATCGGAGTCGTATGGCACACAACATACACAGGAAACAGAATACAAAGTATGAGCGCATCCTTTGGCAAAGGTATCGTTTCAAAAATGAAAAAAGTTAGAACAGTTTGGATGGATGATGCTACCTATAAAGATGTCTCAGGTAACGCAACATTTACATCAGACGAGACAGCTGAGATTACAGCGCTGCTTTCACAAGCAGGTAGTATATTTAAATCAGTATCAAGTAACGTTCTATCAACGATTCGAGACGACGAAGAGCTTAAGCAGAAGATAAAAACGTTCAACAATACGTTCGTAAGAGCAGGCGTTCCGTTCCCTAAGCCAGACAAGCATGTTAAAGGCCTATACACATATATCTCTGAGTGGTATCAGAAAGAAATCGATAAGAAGAAGCAAGAAAAAACTAAAAAAGAATGGATGGATAGACGGGACGTGGTCCTTAAAAAAGTATTTCAGAATACAGATGAGCTTGTTAACATCTTTCGTTTAATGAATGTACTAATCCAAGCCAAGCAGATGGTTATCGATAAAATGAATTATGCAGGTAAGATGGGTACATTCTTAAGAACGAATAGTGGCCTTGAGGTTACAAACCAAGAAGGATACGTTGCTATCGATCGTATGGGCAAGGCTATTAAAGTAGTAGATCGGATGGAGTTCTCAAGAGCCAATTTCTCTCCAGATGTTTTAAAAGGTTGGCAGAAGTAGTTATTATAAATAACACTTGAAGTAAGACCTAGGTAAACCTTCGAGGTGATAATGAAAAAAGCAGTAATAGGTTGGGGGCGTATGAATCCTCCAACAATAGGACATCAGAAACTTGTAGATCGTATCTTGACGGTTGCAAAACGCGAACGTGGTGAACCTAGAGTATACCTTACTCACACACAATCCCCTAAAAAAGATCCCCTCCAGTATCGTGATAAGATTCGATTGGCTGCAAAAGCCTTTGGATCAGTAGTTAAACCATCTACCTCACGAACAATTATCGAGCTAATGAAAGAACTTCAAAGAGACGGCTACAAAGAAGTTATTATTGTAGCAGGTTCTGATCGAGTAGCAGAATATGATAGACTTCTAAAGAAGTACAATGGCAAGGATTACTCGTTTGATCAAATTAAAGTAGTAAGTGCCGGAGAAAGAGATCCTGATGCAGAAGGCGCTTCAGGAATGTCAGCAACAAAAATGAGACTGGCAGCTGCCGAAGGTGAACTAGAAACCTTCAATAGCGGCGCACCTACTAAACTATCAAAAGCCGAAAAAACTAAACTCTATAACTTAGTAAGAAAGGGTATGCTTGTGGAAGAGATAGAGATGTTCTTAGAGAAAATAAAGAAGACCGGCGATATCCAAGATACAGATGTATCGGATAAAGAGCTTAAGAAAGCTGTCGATAGCATGAAAGAAGAAGATTATGATGATGAAGAAGATGAGATCGATGAGCTAAACGAAAGAGCTCCGATGACAATACAGCAGAGAATGAAACGCTCGAGACAGATGAAGCGTCTTGCTCCAAAGATGAAACGTCTTCGTCAGATTAAAAAGTTTAGAATGGCTGACACAGATCGCTTAACAACGAGATCACGACGGATAGCAAAGAACATATTACGTAAAAAGTTCGCTGGTGCAAAAGGTGGTCAGTACGCATCACTGCCTGCATCACAGAAGATTACTATCGATAGACTTGTTGCTAATAAAGGACCTGTTATAGATAAGTTAGCTAAGAGATTGATGCCTATAGTTCGTAAAAAAGAGATTGAGAGAATCAGACAGGCAAGAAAGCCACATAAAGAAAGTGTTGAAGAGTTTGTAGAGAATACAGCTATAATTAGAGGCTTTAAAGATCTTTTTAACGAAGGCGAAGCCGCAAAAGCTGCCAAAGAAAGAATTCGAAGAGAAAAAGAGCAAGATAAACGGAAGCATGATCGAGCCCTCGATCGAGCTCGCACTACTGATACCCGCACAGCAAATCGTAAAGAAGACTATGCACCTTTAGGCAAGTCTAAACTAGCATTAGAATCTAAAGCAAGGAAAGCAGGTTATTCATTCGACGAAATACTTGACGTATACTACGAAGGTGTTGAGTCATGGATGACTAATCCTAAGGATAGTGTTACAGCTCAGCAATATGGTTATGCGAGAGTTAACAGCTTTATTGTAAACGAAGATATAGCACAAGCAAAAAGAAACGTTGGAGTAGACGATAAGCCTGGTAACCCGTGCTGGAAAGATAAAAAGCTTGGAACACCAAAGACAAAAATGAAAGGTGGAAAGGAAGTGCCGAACTGTATACCAGAAGAGGCCCCTGTAATAGACGGTAAGAAGATGACACGTCTAGGCTCTAAGCCTGGTTCCTATAAGGCTCTCGTTAAAAGACATCTTGGTGCTGCCGCTGCAGAAAAAATCGATAAGTCTGACGGCAATAAGATAGTTGCCAAAGGTAAGAAAACAGGTAACACAGAGCTAGTACGTAAAGGATCTTTTATTAAGAACGTTATTGCTAAAGAAGAAGTAGAGATGTTAGACGAGTCATTACAGATTGAGAAGGGTGCAGGTTACGGTACCTTTATGACAGCGGCAGATCTAGGTATAAAATTTAGCGGTGCTTTCAAACATCATCCATCTGTTGTAGAAGAAGAAGGTGGTGCTGGTGAAGAAGGTACTAATAAATTAAAAGATAAATATAAGAAAGAGACCCCTGGCCAATGAAAAGTTATCAACAATGGTTAAATGAAGCTGAGTATCAAGGTAGAAAAGTACCACTTAACAAACCGATGAAAGGTGATGTTAAGAAGACTAAGGTGTTTGTTGATCCAGATGGCGATGGTAAAGCTCAGAAAGTAAACTTTGGTGACAAGAATATGACTATAAAAAAGCATATTCCTGCCCGCCGTAAGTCGTTTAGAGCAAGACATAATTGTGACAATCCAGGTCCTAAAACTAAAGCGCGCTACTGGTCATGTAAAGCGTGGTAATTAAAATCAATTGAGGTGTACTCGTATGTTTGGTTTGTTTAATAAAGTGAAAAGTTGGTTCTCTACTCCAGATGAAAATGACAATGGACTTGTTATAGATGACATTGCTAAAGTTGCAATTAAGGATGTAAAGAAGGTAGTTGTTAAAGTTAAGAAGACAAAGAAGCAATTAGAAGCCTTAACTAAGAATCAACTCGAAGAATTTGGACGCGAGATTGACGTCGAGCTCGACCGCAGATTAA